TCTACAACGCGGGCCGCTCCATGGGCGCGACCAAGAACGACCAGATCTGCGCGATCATGACGGCCATGCAGGAGTCCGGTCTCGTCAACCTGGACCACGGTGACCTGGACTCCGTCGGCCTGTTCCAGCAGCGCCCCTCCCAGGGCTGGGGCACCAAGTCCCAGTGCATGGACCCGACATACGCGGCCAAGAAGTTCTTCCAGACCCTGTTCAACATCACCAACCGGGCCAAGATGTCGCTCAGCGTCGTCTGCCAGAAGGTCCAGCGTTCGGCCTACCCGGACGCCTACGCCAAGCACCAGCCCGCCGCGACGGCCATGGTCAACGACATGTCGAAGTCCGGCGGCACCTCGGACATCGTCACCTCGGGCAAGCCCTCCGCCGGGGCCACCGGCACCGCGACCAACAAGCAGCTCATCCAGGTCGCCAAGGACCTCGTCACGACCTACCCGAGCATCCCGTACACCCAGAAGTACGGCGGGACCCAGCTCGCGGTCATCTCGAAGAACCCGCCTCCCGGCCTGGACTGCTCCTCGTTCATCCAGGCGGTCGTACTGCGGGCGCTCGGCGGCCTCTACAACTTCCCGCGCACCACCACGACGCAGCTCCCCTTCTGCCGCAAGGTCTCGGTGGCGGTGGCCATGAAGACCCCAGGCGCACTGCTCTTCAAGGGCTCCCCGCCCCACCACGTCGAGATGAGCATCGGCGACGGCAAGCACACGGTGGGAGCGCACCGCACGGGCACGTACGCCTCGGTCGAGGCCATCGGTGCCTCGTACTGGGACACGGGCGCCCTGATCCCCCGGATCGACTACGGCACGCTGGGCATGGGAGATGGCTCTGCGGACGGCGGAACGACCACGGACACCCCAGGAGCCACGGCGGCCGGAACGGTCTATACGGACCCGTACAACACCACTCCGGGGTACAACGCCAACGACCCCTTCGACAAGCTCTTCGGGGACACGGCGTGGCAGCCGGTGGCGAGCCAGAAGAACGACACCGGCTACATCCTCAGCCAGTCCCTGACCGGCATCAAGAGCCTGCTCAACGACCAGCCCTTGCTGCCGTACCTGAAGAACCTCTTCTCGGCGACCATGAGGTCCTTCTGCTCGGCTCCGAACGGCGACCTGATCTCCTGGTTCCCGGACTACTACGGCCTGTGGGGGACCTCGGCCAAGATGGTCGTGCAGCCGATCGAGGTGAAGGACTTCTCGGTCACCTGGGACGACAGCTTCTTCGTGACCCACCAGTTCGTCGCCACGACCCCGCAGGGAGGCGCCGGGCAGAACGGCCTCAACCTGGCCACGGGGGAGGTCTCCTCGCTCGTGAGCGCGGCCCTGGATCCCCTGGTGGTCGCCCAGAACCTGAGCTACACGCGGGGTATCGCCTCGATCGACATCCCGGCCCTGATGTACGCCCTCTTCAAGGTCGACGCCACCGAGCAGGCGGCGTCGGACTTCGCCCAGTGGATCTACCAGCGCTTCGGCGCCCGGCCGGACTTCCAGCAGCTTCCGAACCTCGTGGGGCCGTCGGCACAGTTCTTCGCCTCGATCTACTACTTCATGCGTCAGTGGGCATACCAATACAACGCCGACGTACCCCTGACGTTCATGCCGGAGCTGTACCCCGGCATGTTGCTCCAGATCCCGGCCTTCAGCTTCCAGGGATACGTCAACTCGGTGACCCACAGCTTCCAGTTCGGGGACGACGGCTTCTTCAACACCACGGTGAACATCTCCGCCCCGGCCCGCCTCTCGGACACCGGCAACGCGGCGGACGTCCTGATCGGCCTGCCCCGCGCAGGCGGTCTGATCTGAGGAGGGCGGCATGTACCAGTCGGTCTTGGCCAAGCGGCAGGGCACCGGTTCCTCGGGAACCGGGTTCGCCTTCGTGCTCGTGGACATCAAAGAGGTTCATCCCGACACGAACATCTGCCTCGCGCGGGACGTGGACAACAACGCGAGCTACTACCAGCTCGGGCTGAACAAGCGCGGGGAAACCGCGTGGCCCCAGGTGGGGGAACAGTGGATCATCGACCGTTCGATGGGTCACTGGATGCTCCAGTGCAAGGTCACCGACACCCAGGCGCCGGTCTTCACCGGCAACTTCTCCACGATGGACGCCGACCTTCTCCGCCTGGTGACGATCTTCCAGGGTCTCGGCCTGATCCAGGACGGCACGACGTCCGGCACGGTCCCGTCCATCACCGGCTCCAAGGCCCAGATCTCTCCGGCCGTCCAGCAGATCATCACGATCCTGGCCGCCAAAGGGGTCCTGCACGATGCCACGACGGCCGCCACGGTCGCGGTGGACACCTGGATCACCCCGACTCTCGCGGCGGGCTGGACGCCCTTCACTGCGGGTGTGGCGCCCCGCTTCAAGCTCAACTACGACAACACCGTGACCGTGGAGGGGCGGGCGGTCCCTCCGGGCACCGTGACGGCAGGAGATCTCGTCTTCACGATCGATGCCGGGTTCCAGCCGCCCGTCTCGAAGTACTTCACGACCATGGTCGCCAACAGCGCGGTGGGCAACCTGATCTTCGGGGCCGATCGGAGCGTGAGGATCTGGGACTTCGGGGCCACCACGGTGACCCGGCTGCTCATGCAGTGCCGCTACTCGCTGCTGCCCTGATGTCCGGCGAACCTCCTCGCCGCTGAAAGGGTGAGGAGGTGGCCCATGAAGACGCTGGCCCTGTCCGGCGGAGACCTGGTCCTGGGGTCCGGCGGACTCCAGATGCTGGACGGCCCTGCCAAGATCCGCCAGGACGTGGCGCTGTGTCTGGGCGAGGAGTACGGGCTCGACCCCTACCATTCCGGCTGGGGCTCTGTGCTGAAGAAGTACATCGGCCTCCCCATCACCGGGGACACGCCCATGCTGGTCCAGGCCGAGGTGAACCGGGTCCTCCAGCAGTACATCACCAACCAGCAGGCCCGTCTGGACGCTGCCGCGCTGAACAACCAGCAGCACACCGTCACGACGAACGAGATCATCCGTACGGTGAACTCGGTCGACGTCTCCGTGCTGTTCGACACGGTCTCGGTCCTGATCAACCTCACGACCATGGCCGGACAGACGATGACGATCTCCAGGACGGTGAGCTAGTGGCGACCACTCAGGCGGACATCGCCTCCCAGATGAAGGCCGCCCTCACGGTCTCCATGCCGGAGCTGGACACCTCCGTGGGAACCCCGGCGGCCAAGATCCTGGACGCGGTGGCAGGCTCCGTCTCGGACGCGTATGTGGAGAACCAGCTCCTGACGTACACGTACGACATCGACTCCAAGACCGATGCCGACCTGGACAGCTTCTGCCAGCTCTTCGGCATCGCGCGGCTTCCGGCCAAGCGGGCGACCGGCACGGTCACCTTCACCCGGGGGTCGGAGAACACTGACGCGATCGTGTTCATCCCGATCAACTTCCAGATCACCTCGTCGACCGACACCGGGATCATCTTCCAGACGGTCACCGGCGCGACCATGAACGTGGGGACTCTCTCGGTCTCCGTTCCGGTCCAGGCGGTCGACGCGGGCCCCGGCGGCAACATCGGCCCGAACCTGATCACGAACATGTCCTCGCCCATCCAGGGTGTGGCCTCGGTGACCAACACGGCGGCCACCACCGGCGGTGTGGACCAGGAGACGGATACCGCGCTGCGGGCCCGCTGGAAGGCCACGGTCTTCCGGAACATGGCGGGCACCGAGGACATGTTCCTCGGCATCGCCCTGAATGATCCCGACTGCTTCGCGGCCCAGGTGGTCACGGCCACCAAGTCGATCCGGGAGCAGGTTCAGATCGTCTCCGGCGCCGCAACCTCCACGGTCAACGACGCCAAGTACGTCTTCGGCACGCCGGTCTTCCTCGGTGAGGACATCGACAACGGCGACGTCTTCGTGAACGGACACGACTACACCTTCACCGCGACCGTGCCTCCCACGGTGACCGTGAACAACGCCACGGTGATCCCCGACGGCACGATCTGTGACCTGGAGTACCAGTACACGCCGAACGCCTCCCGGTCGGACCCGGCCAACGCGATCCTGAACCGGATCGACGTATGGTGTGCGGGTGCCCGCGCGGTGGCTGCTCAGCAGTCCACGGTTTTTAAAAACACGGTCACCTTCACCACCTCCGGCACGATGAACCGGACGGGCTTCGTACGGCCGGACGGCACCAACCCGACCAACGCGAACGTGTACATCCCGCTCGCGTATGGGCCGATCCTCACGGTCTCTCCGACGATCACCATCGCGTCCACGACGTACGGTCTCGCCACGGTCGCCAACCCCATGGGCACGGTCACCGGCGGGGTCACGTACGCCTACCAGATCGTCCACGACAACACCTCGGCCGGATGGACGCCCATGTCCCGCTTCGGCCTGGAGTGGAACGCGGGGACCCTCCCGGCCAACAACGCGGTCTTCACCGTGGGCGTGGACGGCGCGTACACGTACAACGACATCCCCACGGCCGTGCAGAAGGAGATCGACTCCTGGCGCCTGGCCGGTACGGACGCGCGGGCGCATCAGGCGACCAACGCCCTGCTGCGCTTCTCCTTCGCGATCATGTACGACCGGAACGCCTACCCGCCCCAGGTCAATCAGGCGATCAACTCGGCCCTGTCGAGCTGGCTCAACTCGCTCGGACTCTCGGCCGTGGTCCAGGTCTCCGACGCCCTCCAGACCGTCCACAACGTGCCCGGCGTGGACAACGTCCGCTTCCTCAACGGTTCGGACTACCCGACCTGGACTTTCCCCACCACGAACAACTTCGCGGTAGGCGTCCAGCGCCTGACCCCTACCGGAACCGTGCAGACCTCGTACGTCACCTCCACCGGCCGCTCGCTGGACGTGAACTTCACCGACTCCGAGGTCCCGCAGTTCGGCGGAGGCATCTACGCACAGAAGGCCCAGAACTCGTGGGGGGCGTACTGAGATGACGACGCCGATCTTCAATCAGTCGACGAGCTTCTTCGACACCTCGGCGACGACGAACACCGGGATCATCCCGCTCCAGTCGGACCCGGCCGGACCGGCTGTCACGGGCGTCGAGCGCGCCACGAACATGCTGCTCCCGGACGCTCCGACGATGCAGCAGCTCAGCAACTTCCCGGACGACCTGTACGACCTGCGGGAGACTTCGGCGCTCGTACGGCTCATGAAGGTGCTGCTCGGCGACGCTGGGGTGGGCCAGCTCCGCAAGCGCACCATGGTGACCCGGCTGGAGTCGGCCCTCAACGGGGCGAACTTCTTCGACCTGGACCGCTTCTACGGCGCCATCTTCGGTGCCCTGCGCAACCCGGCCGAAGCCCTCGTGATCAATCCCATGGACGACGTCGCCACGCCGGACGAGTGGGACTCGATCAAGGCGGCCGACGCCTCGTTCCGAGAGCGCATCTCCGAGCTGGCGAAGGCCATCGCCATGGGGGGCACCATCCCGGGCCTCCAGCAGGCCGCTGAGGCCATCGTGCAGGCCCCGGTGGACATCTACGAGTCCTGGCAGCTCCTGGACGCCTACGGGGACGTTCTCAGCTCCAGCCCCAACACCTGGGACGAGACCGAGGTCCTCTTCCCGACCTGGCAGAGCTTTCCGTCCACCACGACCTGGAATCGCGTGGAGGGCACCATTCAGGTCGGCCGGACCAATACCCTCTCGCGCTCCGAGATCATCGTGCGGCCCCGGAAGGACTACGCCTCCACGCCGGAGCACATCTACGACTTCCCGCGCGAGGAGAACGCGATCGTCCGCGTACTCCAGAAGCTGCGCCCGGCAGGAACGATCGTCACCGTCGACCCCGACATGGGCGACCCCTACGTGGCCACGAGCATCTCCGGCCTCCAGGCCGACTCGGAGTTCTGGGAGATCGTCCCCAAGGTCCAGCCCAAGAGCGGACTGATCGGCGAGGCCACCGCCGTCTACCCGTACTCCACCCAGCAGTCGGCCGCCAACGCCGCCACGGTGGCCGCAGGAGGCATCGTCCCCGCTGACGTCCACCGAGTGCTCCCCATCCCTCCCTGGGTCGCCTCGCAGGGCAAGACGTGGTCGTACAACGGCTCGATCTCGGCCGTCACCTCGTACACATTCGCGCCGCCCGACTCGACAGACATCCTGGACGCTCAGGACAGCACTGCGAGCGCGTACGCGGACGACCAGACCGTGGTCTACCGGGACGGCACGGAGGTGCGCTACACGGCCCGCAAGGGGGTCCTGAGCGCCCAGCAGGCCACGGCGGCCCAGACGGTCGCGGACGGATCCCTGGTGGCCCACCCGTACACCGGCGACCGGAAGGCCGTACTGAGCCATGACTAGTGTCCAGATCGTCCCGGGAGACCTCGGCCTGCCGTCGCTGTCCAGCCTGTACGTGGACGGCATGCCGATCAACAACCTCATGGCGGTCCTGGAACTCAACGCCGCCTGGATCGCCCGGCTGCGGGAGGCACAGGACCAGCAGTTCTGGTCCACTCCTCCCCGCGCGAACACCGACCGGACCCGGGAGGTCATGGAGGTCTCGCTGAACGCCCCTCAGCGGATCAACTTCGTCTCCCTCTCCGTGGCGCACTTCCCCCACCGCGCCTGGGTCCAGTACCTGAACGCGGACGGGGTCTGGCAGACCCTGAAGCAGTCCTCGGGCCTGTACGCGTCCATGTCCGTCCAGGAGTCTGTGCCCCTGGTCATTTCCTCCGGCGTCAACAGCGCCTCGAAGGCCCACTACCAGCACTTTGGCGCTGGACACTGGACGCCCTACCGGATCAAGGTCGAGCCCGTCACGGCGACCCGGCTGCGCGTCGTCATGGCCCGCATCCCGGCCGACGCGGCCCCCATCAACACCCTGCGGCAGAAGGTCGCGTACTGCCTGGGGGTCAAGGACTTCTCGGTCGGCTACGAGGCCACCAGCGATACCGACGTACCCGTGGTGACCCGCTCCGGCGACGTACCCACGGAGTCCTCCGTCATCGCGTCCTCCACGGACATCCTCGGCTCCTCGGTGAATTACGTCGTCCGTGCCAACAGGGCGGCCGACCTGCTCGCCGGACGCAGCCAGTGGAAGTCCGGTCCCCAGCCGCTCGCAACGGCCGTGGTGAACCTCTACGTGGACGCCCGCGACTCCAGGGGCAACCCGCAGATCATCGAGAAGTTCTTCCTGGACCCGCTCCACACCGGGTCCACCATGAACCTCTACTACTCCCTGGACGATCCCTCCCCGCTGCGCTTCCGTGCCTCGGAGACCCCTCTCGCCTTCCCCATGACGCGGCCCTTCGGCGCGACGATGCCGGAATCCGCCGACGACGGGATCCTCTTCCCGATCACCACGGCCTTCCTGGACATCGACAACAAGGCCGTCCAGTTCGACCCGCGCAAGCCCTTCCAGTTCGGTATGCAGGTCCAGCCCCAGTTCCCCTCCACGGACACTGGCGACTCGGTGATCTACGACGACGGGGTCCTGAAGATCTTCTTCGGGCCCGACCCCACCGGCGTGGGGAGCGACGGGGTCTTCCAGGTCTCCCTGGGCACGATCCTGCTGAGCTATCCCGAACTGGTCTTCGACTTCAACGCGCGCCTGCGGTTCGTCCTCCAGTACGACGGCACCGACCTGACGCTGTTCACCCCGGTTCCGACCACGGGCGACGAGCTGGCCGAGGGGACCCTCTTCAAGAGCATCTCCTCCGTCTCCGGAGACATCCCGGACGACACCGAGCGCCCGGACACCCTCCGGGTCGGTGGAGACCTCACGGCCGCTCCCGAGGACGCTGTACCGGCCAACGCCCGGCTGCTCTCCCTGTACATCAAGACCGGCAACCCGGACACGGTCACTCAGTTCGCCAAGTTCTGGCTGGACCCGTCGAGCTTCGTGGTGACCCCGGAGTACCCGGTGGGTGTCCTGCCGACGGACAACGCGATCCTGCGGTACGACCCCTCACAGCGCACGGACGGCGTCGAGTCGCTGAACCCCTACGGCTTCCTCGGCGGCCCGGCGGTCGTCTACGAGGAGGTCAACTGGACGCCGATCGGCAGGGACTACCAGCTCAAGAAGGGTTTCTACGACTTCGACCCGACCAGGGCCCGGTTCTTCAAGCTGGAGTTCTCGAACCTGATCGCGGAGCCGTACGAGACCGACCAGCCCGTGGTCCTGACGGCCAAAATCTTCGCCCAGAAGCAGACCACCACGTCATCGATCGAGAAGGCCACAGCGACCAGCTCGAACACGGGCGGATCCGGTGTGCAGACCAACGCTACGGTGGCCGTGGTCAACCGTTACGCGGACCAGACCCTCCTGACGGCTTCCGGCTCCTCGGCGACCAATACGACCAACCAGACGGCCACGTACCTGCCGACCGAGGCCCAGTACGTCAAGGACCCCCAGGGCGCCGCCCTCATGTCCCAGACGGCCGCCTACTGGAACTTCTCGCAGCAGAATCCCAAGACGACGATGCCCCGGCAGTCGGTCTCGGGCCAGCACTACTACGAGACGGTCACGGTCGCGACCAACAAGCGGGTGGCGTACTTCGTCGGTCTGTCCTCGATCATCATGTACCGGCAGAACCGGCAGATCGCCGACGACGAGGACCAGTACCTGGAGCTGTTCCACGACGATCAGGACCTGATCTACGAAGAGGGCGTGCCGAACTGGTCTCTGGGGGAGGGGCAGATCTACACGTCCCCCTCGCTCGGGGCCCCGGTCACCATGACCTCCCAGCCCCTGAACTCTTTCCGCAGGGTGCGCGGGCTCCAGTTCGCCACCACGCAGTCGGCGCCCAAGCAGCTCCTGCTGGATCCCGACTTCGACGACCTCTCCCTCCAGTACTGGCAGCCGCTGGGAGACGCCTCGATCGTTCCCGACCCGTACTTCAACACCAACGTCGGCTCGCTGGTGAAGATCACGCGCGCCGGGGCACCGGTGACCTGGTCCTCCATGGAGGAGAACGGGACCTGGAACCAGATCGAGGACCTGGACCCCAACCCCTACAAGCCGACCTACGACCTGATCCAGGGAGACATCTCCTCGGCCTCCACCGGCGGCATCCAGTCCTTCCAGGACCTGGACGTCTCCCCGATCGGCAAGCTCTACGCGGCGGCCCGCATCCTGGCTCCGGCGGACCTGAGCGCCCCCGTCACCCTCCAGCTCGTGAACGGTGACGGCACGGTGCTCGCGCAGGAGTCGACGACGGCTTCGGCCGGACAGATCGTGGAGTGGTCGGTCGAGTACAACATCGGCACCGGCGGAGTACCGTCCGGCACCCTCCTGTGGTCCGCCGTGGAGGGGCTGGCGGCCGACTGGGACGGGCTGGAGGCCATCGGTACCTGGAACGACGTGGCGGCCGGAGAGGTAGTCCGGGACATCTACGGCGTCACGGTGCAGCTCTTCCAGGACCAGGCAACCTCGGACGTCTGGTACGTCGACAACATCTCGATCTTCAACGACGCGATCATGTGGGAGTTCTCCCGGGACGGCGGCCAGACCTTCTGGCCCGTGTGGGACATCCGCAACGACCCGCACGGCACCTTCCTCTTCCCCGACGGGGACGAGCAGGAGCCCACCGGAGGGTCGGCGATCGTATGGCGGGCCACAGGAGCCGCTTCGGATCTGAGCATCTCCGCCCTCCAGATCCGGCCCTGGTTCGACTCCGTGATGATGGGCATGCCCGCGAAGTTCTCGATCCTCAAGGGGACCCCGAACCTCACACCGTTCGACCAGAACCCGGACGTCACCGACGACCCGATGTTCAAGGTCTGGCACCACGCGATCCCGCAGGACTGGTACTACATCTACCGCCAGTGGCTGCGCCAGAACCTTTCGCCCACTCCGGTCATCCAGCGGTCCTACCTGCCGGACACCATCCCCGAGGGCGTGGACGAGGGATCCCCGGCTGCGCCGGACACCTCGATCATGCCGTCCTCGTTCGTCTACACCGGCTCGTAAGGAGAGACCGTGCGCGCACACTTCACCCGGCCCGTCACCGACGAGCAGGGCGACCTTCTGCCGAACGTGCAGATCTCCCTGTTCGACCCGGCGACCACCACCCTGATCAGCCAGGTCGTCTACTCCACCGACACGGGCAACAACATCCTGTCCAACCCGTACGTGTCGTCCACGGGCATCATCGACGTCTACCTGGACCAGCCCACCCGGGTCCGGGTCGGCGTCGTGCAGGGCAACCTGCCGATGCAGTTCTACGAGGACGTGGACGTACTCGCTGCGGGCTCGGACTCCGCCCACACGGGCAGCGGTCCGAACTCCGTCGTGATCGGCTCGGGAGCCTCCTCCCTCGGGGACTCCTCCGTGGCCCTCGGGCAGGCCGCCTCTTCCACCGGCAACAACGCCGTGGGTCTGGGATCGTCCACCAACGCCCTGGGTGACTACTCCACGGCCGTGGGACCCGCCGCGACGGCCCAGAACCCCTCCGGCACCGCCCTGGGCCGTCAGGCGGCTGTCACGGGCGACGCCGGTACGGCGGTGGGCCATGGCGCTTCTGTCTCGGGTACGTCCAGCACCGCCCTGGGTGACGGCGCCACGGCCGACTGGGTCCATGCCACGGCCATCGGCGCGGGGGCGGAGGCCGACGGGGACAACCGGATCGTGATCGGCACCTCGGCCGACCAGGTGGTCATCCCGGACGGATCAGGCATCGTCCTCTTCGCCCCCGGCGGCCAGCAGTTCCTGGTGACGGTCAACGACGACGGGAGCCTGAACACCGCCCTCGTCTGATGTCGCGGTCCGGGGCAGCCCCCGGAAAGGGTGAAGACCGAGGAGGAGATCCGTGTCCCGAGCGCACCTGTTCCGCCCCATCACCGACCGCGAGGGCAACCTCCTGTACAACGCGTCCGTGACGGTCCGCGAGGTGAACTACTCGATCCCGATCGGACAGCCGCTGTACGCGGGACCGACGGGGGACACTGCCCTCGCGAACCCCTTCACGGCCGCCAACGGTGTGATCGACTTCTGGCTGGACGACCCCCAGCGGGTGTCTCTCCTCGTCGAGCACGAGACCGTGGACGACATCCTGGTGTACCTGGACGCGCCTCCTCCGCCGGAGGAGATCGTCTCCTCGTCGGCACCCCTGGAGATCGTGAACACGCCCTCCACCTCGGGGCAGGTGCTCCTGAGCACCGCGACGGCCGGAGAGGCGCAGTGGGGCAACCCTCCGGCCGGTACCGGGCTCACTCCGGTCGTCGTGGTTTCCAACCAGTCCTTCAACTCCGGCACGGACCCGGTGGGCTGGCCGTTCGTCCAGAGCAACGGCGGAGCGCACGTCTACGACGCGCTCACCATCCCGCCGGGGACGAACTACAACTACTCGCTGAAGATGACCCAGTCGGCGAACAACGGATCCGTGGCCCTCACCGGCCCGACGTTCACCCTGCTGGAGTCCGGCCGTCTGTCCCTGTGGATCAAGTCGTCCTTCACCGGCGCGGAGACCTTCACCGTCAAGGTCATCGACCCCTCGGCCGTTCAGACCACCCTGGCCACGGTCAACGCCACCCGGGACTGGGGCTTCTACTCCTTCGACCTGGCCGCCGGTACCTGGACGCCCCTCTTCACGTACACCGGCCAGGCCTCCTTCACCGCCGGGGACCACTTCCTGTGGATGACGGGCTACGTCTCGCAGTACGGCGGGAACATCCCCCCGCACACCCACGCGGGCGCCGGGGCGAACTCAGTGGCCCTGGGGACCGGAGCCACGGCCACGGCGGCCACCACGACCGCTGTGGGCGCCTCTGCGGACGCCACGGCCACCGGAGCCACGGCCTTCGGGTACAACGCCAACGCGAACGGCCAGTACGCCCTGGCGGCCGGTATGAACTCCGTGGCGGGCACCGACTACTCCATGGCGATCGGGTACGGGGCCCTGGGCTCCATCTCCCAGACGGCCTGGGCCGCGATCGGGTACGGGGCTTCGGCCAACGGCCTGGAGGCATTGGCCTTCGGCAAGTCGGCGTCCGCCGGATCCGACTACGCCGTGGCGATCGGTTCTACGGCGACCGTGGGGTCCTCCAGCAACTCGGCCGTCGCCATCGGCCAGCAGGCCCAGGCCCTGGCGCCCTCGGGTGTGGCCATCGGCCAGCAGGCCGTCGTGAACTCCACGCACAACAACTCCGTGGCACTCGGTGCCTTCTCGGCGACCACGAGTGCCAACCAGGTGATGCTGGGGCACACCGGATCGATCACCACGATCACGGGCTCGCTCCAGAACTACGGCATCGCGTCCCTGGGCTCCTCGGACAGCCGGATCGGCTTCTACGGGGTGGCAGGCAACACCCTTCAGACCGTCGCGGGATCCGATGACGGCAATGCCACGCTGCGGTCTCTCGTCAAGGCCCTGGCGACCTACGGCCTGATCGTGAACAACACGGTGGAGCAGCCGTTCGCCAGCCCCAACCCGGTCGGGATCATCGACTACTTCTACCACCAGGATCCGGGGGACGGCACGCTCGGCAATGCCGACTTCGACTTCCTGCCGTACACCTATCGGCCGCTGCCGTTCTCCGACCAGTCCCCGTACCCGTCGGGGCCCCAGTGGTTCGTGGGAGCCGACCACAACGGCTACAAGGGCTACGCGGGCGGCCTGGGCACGATGAAGAACTTCTACCAGCCCCGGCAGAGTTTCTACGTCTCCACGACCTTCACGGGCACCGGCAACAAGATGGCCATCGCGATCCGTCACACGGGCGCCAGCGCCTCCGCTGCGGCTGCCGCCTACGTGATCCTCGACCAGGCCGCCGGTACGGTCGCCGTGGCCACCAAGGCCGCCGGGGACGCCTCGAACGTCTACACGATCGCGGGCGGCAACTCGGTCCTGCTCTCCACTGTCGGCTCGCTGCCCTTCGACGGCAACACCCACGCGATCATCATCTCGGTTTCGGGCTCCAACGTGATGTACGTGGACTCGTTCTTCGGCACTCCGATCTTCTTCAGCGTTCCGGCGATCAACCTCACCGGCACGTACATGGGCCTCGACTTCGCACAGACCTCGACGAAGTTCAACAACCTGGTGTTCATGGGGCCGAACATCTTCGACGGCTTCAAGACCACCGGCGCCCTGAGCAACACGGCCTCCGGCGAGGCCTGGTGGCCCGTCCAGTCCGGTGTGGGCGCCGGATCTACGGTGAGCGTCGCGGGTAACCTCCAGCTCACCGGCGCCGCCTCCGGCTACGCCCTGGCGTACGTCCTGACCCCGGCGACCTCTTCTGCCAAGCAGGTCAACACCCGCTGGAACGCCTCCATCACCCCGACCACTGGCATGGGTGTCGTCGGCCGGTACGTGGACGCCAACAACTACTACTTCTGCAACAACTCGCAGATCACGAGGGTCCTGGCGGGCACTCAGACCACCCTGGCCACCTACAGCTCCAACATGGCGGTCAGCGACCGCATGCAAGTGACCTTCAACGGCAGCGGCCTGATCACCGTGACCCGCAACGGCACGGTGGTCGCCTCCACCACCGACACCACGTCCACGCTGCTCGCGTCCAACCGCTACGGCCTGGGCATCCGGGGTGCCGGTACGGCGGGCTTCCAGTACTTCTGGGCCTACGACCAGATCAACGGAGGGGTGCTGTACAAGTGAGCCGCTGCCACATCCACCTGCCGATCATCAACAGCGCGGGCGACGTCTTCCCGTACGCCTCCGTCACCCTGCTGGATGGGGAGAGCGGCGGTGCCCTGGGGGTGGATGTCTTCGCGCAGGCGGACGGCGGCAACCCGATCTCGTTCCCGCTCTTCACCGACCCGGCGGTCATCGACCTGTGGACCGATGTGGCGGTCCGGGTCCAGATCGTCGCCGAGGTCTCGGACAACACACGGCTGGTCCTCTACGGGATCGACATCCTGCCTCCGGCGGACAACATCGTCACGAGCCCCATCCCGATCGGGATCACGGGAGCGGACGCGATCGAGTCCACGGCCGTGCTCATGTCGGCCGAGCTGGGGCACGCGGTCTTCCGTACGACGGATCCCGTGGGCACCCACGAGCACGAGGGCGATTCGGCGGGCTCCGTGGTGCTCACGGCCGAGCCCCCGACGGACTTCAACCCCTACCAGAGCTGGATCGGGTACCACGCGGGAGAGAACGCCTCCCCGTCTTCGATCGGCTCCTCGGCCGTCGGCGGCCATGCCACGGTGTACGGCGCCTCCTCCACGGTCCTGGGGATCGCGGAGATCGTCCTCCACGCCTCCACGGGCGTCTCCGGAGACATGGCCGTGATGCTCTCCTCGGAGGACGGCACAGCGTCCGCAGGATCCGTTGTGGCGGGCGCCGGGAACGTAACGGCCCTAGGGCGCGACATGGCCGTCCTGGGCTCCCTGAACACCGCTACGGGCAATGCGACGGGCTCGGCCCTGGTCGGCCCCGGCAACACGGTGGGGGCCACCAATACCGTCAAGATCGGGTCCGCCCACACGACGGCCACCGGCGCCGGGAGCAATCAGGTCGTCATCGGAATCGGCAACTCCGCCCAGAACAACCAGCTTCCTTGGGCCGCCGTCCAGAGCCCGATCGCGCTGGGCCAGAACATCTCCCTGGCCGGGGACCCCTCGAACGTAGCCAGCTCCGACGACTGGTTCGGAGGAGTGGGTCCGCTCGCCATGGGCAAGGACGACCTGACCTTCACGCCGTCACTCATGCTGGTCCAGGGCAACGCGGTCACCCAGATGGCCCTGAGGGCCCAGGGCGACGTGGTGGCCAACGGCCAGCGGACCTACTCCAACGCGAGCACGACCCTGGGCTTCTTCGGAGCCGTCGGCGACGTGCGCAAGAAGGTCTCGTACGACCCGAACGACTATCCCCATCAGCTCATCACGGACGTGATGCAGGCCCTCTCGAAGATCGGGCTGATCTACACCAACGACATTCCGCAGGTGTACCAGGGCGGCCACCAGGCCGACGGGACGGCCATGGAGTTTGCTGAGACCGGCCAGGCCCTCCAGTGGAAGCTGCCGCCGACCTCTCCCGCCTACCGGCCGCTGAACGACTTCACGATCGCCTCCAGCAAGATCGTCCTGAATGCGGCCAGGGGGCCGTTCCCGACCCGGGGTGTCCCGGCGGTCTACTCGGCCGCCCTCTCCGACGTGATCGTGCAGGGGCAGTTCGTCTACAACCCGACCGGCACGAACGCCATCACCAACCCCGGCTTCGAAACGGACACCACGGGCTGGGCCACCTGGGACAGCTCCACGATCGCGCGGGTGACCACCAAGGCGAAGTACGGGGATGCGTGTCTCCAGATCACCCCGTCCGGCACCGGATGGGCCGCCCGGACCATGTACAAGGTCGCGGTGACCCCGGGGCAGGCGGTGAATGTCTCGGCGTACGTGAATCCGGACTCCGCCGTGAACTGCCGGATCAGCCTGGAGTGGATGAACTCGGGAGGCACCTACCTCACCGGTGTGCCGATCTACGTCAACGACCAGATGCTCCCGTTGAACGCCTGGACCCGGATGAGCGCCTCCACCACGACGGCTCCGGCGGGAGCGGCGTTCGCCCTGCTCGTGGTGGGCTACTACGGCTCCGTGAACACCCCGTCCTCGGACAAGGTCTATGTCGACTCCGCCCAGATCGTCGTGGGGTCCGCCGTACTGCCCCCGTACGTCGACAGTTCCGGGTACCACCCGGACGACGCCCACACGGGCCTGATGATCCGGTGCCTGCACGAGAAGTCCGTCGTGAGCGGCCAGACGATCGCGACCCCGAAGGGGTATCTCGTCGGCCGCCGGAATGTGTACGCCGTGGCGGGGAATGCCATTACCTCAACGGTGGCCACCCATTCCACGCCGGTGGCCACCGGCCAGATGCTCCAGGCGGACTGTTCCGGGACCTCGGTCATCATCCGGGCGAACGGGACCCAGATCTCCACCTTCACGGACTCCACGTGGACCACCCGGGTCAAATTCGGGTATCGCATATGTGAGTCGACCCAGGCCTCCGACTTCCTCGTACTGCCCTTCGGATTCTGATCTTGTGGTAGACGCTCGGATGTCCGTCTGGCTAAACTTCTGCTAGGAACAATTCCTGGAGAAGGACGGAGGGACGGACATGAGCCTCGATCACGTGGCAGCGCGCATGGTGATGCGGGCCCGGCAGCTCGAACGCGCTCTGCACGATCCCGGTCCCTGGTCCATCACGGTGGGCCCCCATCCCGACGAGTGGAAGCTCCCCGCCCGCAAGGTCGTCGGGGAGGACCACGTCACCTTCATCGCGGTCATTCCGCTGACGGGCGACAGCCCGGTCATGGCGGAACTGAACTCCGGCGACGAGATCGTGGCCGTGAAGCTCCTGGAGCCCGTCGGCGGTTACGCCCAGATCTCCTGGACCTTCGAGGTCAATGAGGCCTCGGTGAGCGCATGACGGAACAGCAGACCCTGGAAGCCCCCTCGGAATGGCCCGAGGGGGCTCTCTACTACTCCCCGCGCGGCCTGTACCCCTTCCAGACCGAACACGTCGCCAGGGCATACCTGAGCATGCTGGACGGCGCCCAGGCGGAGTGGATGTTCTCCTGGGACACCGGCCTGGGGAAGTCCCATGCGGCCATGCAGATCGCGGCCCTGGCCTTCGAGGACCGCACGGCGGACTTCGTGCTGCTCGTGTGCGAGAAGAACAAGCTCCTGGAGTGGAAGGCCGACTTCGAGAGGTTCACGAAACTCACGGTCCGGATCCACCACGGCCCCTCGCGCAAGGTCAAGCTGGACCGCGAGGCGCTGCCGGACGTCCTGATCACGACGTACGAGACCGGCAAGGCCGATCTGGTGGCGGTGGACAAGTCCGGCCGCCGCAAGGTCCTGAAGGACGGCAACCTGCTGGAGAGGGTCCGCCAGACCCGTCCCATGGTGTTCTTCGACGAGGCGGACAAGCTCAGCAACCGGACCTCGGCGACCTACAAGGCGTACGACCACTCCCTGAAGGCTCTGAGGCAGGTTTTTAAAAACCTGCCGACGATCATGATGACGGCGACCTCGATCCGGAAGGACTACGAGAACGCCTTCAACCAGCTCCGGCTGCTGAGGCCGCAGTCCATGCCGCTGGTCAAGGAGTTCGAGTCGTACTTCGTGCGGGGCCGGGACATCTACGGCAAGGCCCGCTACTGGGACCACCGGACCGAGGAATTCGCTGCGATCTGCCAGCCCCTCATGCTCGCGAAGTCCAAGACCGACCCCGACGTGATCGACCAGTTCCCCACGATGACCGAGGAAGCCCTCTGGGTGGAGCTGGACGCCGATCAGCGGAAGCTCTACGACCTCGTGGCGGAATTCGACGGAGTGGGCGGACAGCTTCAGGCCCTGAGGCAGATCTGCGCCAATCCGAAGGCCATCATCCACAGCGCCCACGAGGGCTCCTCCAAGCTCGCGAAGGGTCTCCTGGAGGAATTGGGCATGGAGTACTTCCTCGGGCTCTCCAGCGCGAAGACAGACGCTCTGGGGAGCTATCTGGAGCCCGTGGTGCTGGACCAGGAGGACAAGGCTATGGTCTTCACCTTCTTCGGCCCCTCGGTGATCCCGTGGCTCAAGATCGACCTCATGGAGCGGGGACTCAAGACCTTCACCCTGGAGGAACTGGACGACTTCAGGGCCCACCGTGGGGGAGCGGTCCTGCTCTCCTCGGATGCGGGGGCCCGGGGTATCAACGTGCCCGAGGCCAGCTATCTCGTGGAGTACGACATGGCGGTGACGTACGGGCTCCGTACGCAGCGCCTGAACCGGGTGAGCCGGATCGGCTCCGGAGGTCCCTCGGTGACCGTACGGTCGATGCTCGCGCGCAGGACCGTGGAGGTCGGGCTGATGTTCTCGATGCTCCGTGGGAACGTACAGTCGGACGAGTTGCTCGGGCGGGGAGTCACCGGCGAGGAGTACATGTCGGCCTCCATGAGGAAGGCACTGCTCACTGAGGACATGGGGAGTTGACGCCCCAGCATTCGTTGGAGTAGCGTTTACAACGTCAACCCCTTGCGGGGCTGCACACAGCAAGACTGGGTCTCCGTACGGAACTGGACAGGTCGAGTGCCACGCCCCAGCTCTGCATTCGTTCTCCTCCCGCTATCCCAAGCTTTGGAGAGCAACCCCTAAAGGCCTCTGCGGCCCGATGGATGAACAACGGTCCCGGGCGGGGCCCAGAACCCCGCCCGGGACCACTGAGACTTCGTACGTGATCAGGCTGTGACCTCTTTCTCTTGACGTCGTAGCGGAAGCAGCCCCCTGCGGGGAAGCGCGGTTGCGTACGAGCGTGCGGCCACCGGCGCTGATCACTCGGCAACAGGGACTCCCCCGTCTCCGCCGGTGGCCGCACAATGAAGCCCCGGAGGGCTCTTATCCGTCCCTCCGGCAGGGGCAAGGCGGTGTCCAAACCGCTGCGCCATACGGGCCATGTCCTCCCGTAGCCCCGGAAAAGGTCACAGGGAACTTCCCGGGTTCAGCGTGCTTGTCGAGAAACACCGGCCGCAACCGGTGGACTCCAGGCCGAGGACAGGCCCGGCGTTGTTCACGCGGGAAAAGCGTTCGCCCGTTCCCGAAATGAAGCACGAAGGCCCTCTCAGGGTCCGTCCAACTCGTGGAGGACGGGGTTTTGGCACCTGAGGGGGCCTTTTCGTATGCCCGGACATCCCCAGGACACGGCAGAGCCCCCTCCGACGACGAATCGAGGGGGCTCTGCCTGACAAACACCCTGCTCACCGGAAGACCAGTGGACCGGATATTGACCCTGACCCTATCAGGGTCAACGGCGCATCAGGGCCGTACGGACGCTGTGGATGTCGACGACCTCACCCTCCCCGGCGTGCTCCATGGCGGGCGGCAGAGTGCTCGGGGGAGTGGGGACGCGAGCCCCGATGCCCAGGAGGTCAGGACGGCCCTCGTCGCGCATCCGCTGCTGGATCCACTCCAGCCCCTTGACGGTCACCCGGAGCTGGCTGTGCGCCTCCTTGAAGCCCCCGGACTCATGGTCGGGCCGGGACCTCGGAGCGAGCCGGAGATGGTCGCTGTGGGCCGCGTAGGGCACGTACTGGCCGTCCGCCTTCCGCTGGGCCATACCCCGGTCCACGATCCAGTCGAACAGGCGCCGGGGACCGACCCGGTCCGAGATCGCCGCGTCCCGCTTGAGAATGTAGGCCGCCTCGCGGACCGAGTAGTCCTGGCCGGTGTCGGCGAGGGTCTGCCAGGCCTCCGCCGGGGGCTTCAGCTCGTCCCTCTCGGCCTCCGCCTGGGCCTGGAGGAGTTCGGCCCGCTCGCGATCCTCCACGGAGTCGGCCAGGGCCCGCAGGGCCTCCGAATAGGTCTGAGGCAGAACGTGCTTCGACTGGGCCTGGATGTCCTCCGCGAACTGGGTCTGGATCACGAAGTATTGCTGGGCCGCCGCGATCTCCGGCTTGCGAGAGTCGCTGTTGAGGAACACGAAGTGGCAGGCCGTCCGGCTCAGGCGGAAGTCCGTCCCCGTACGTCCGGCGCTTTTTACTGGCACCAGTGAAAAGTGGTCCGGCAGGTTGTAGCCGTTCTTGGACATGACCGCTCGGGCTTCGTTGATGGCCCGCTGGAAGTTCTGCCAGTTGCTGTAGCCGGTCGGCGCCAAGAGGTCGCGGGCCATCCAGTGCTCACCCCGGTCGTCAACCCGCTTCAGCGCGTCGAACGGAGTGGTGGTCGACCTGGTCAAGTCGCTCATGTATCGTCCTTCGTGTCGTGGATGGCCCCCTCTTTCGAGAGGGGGCTGTTTGCATTTCAGATCCTAGGCCCTCACACCGACAAGGGGTCGGCCCAGCGGGCCCAGTCCTCGGCCGTAGAGGTCCGCCACAGCTCGGCCAGGCGCTCGATGCCCTCCCGGTGCTCCGCCGTCTCGGTCCCGTCCAGTTCGGCCAAGAGAGCGTCGGCCAGGGCCGGTCCGTGGTTCGGGCGCTGCGGCTGGGTGATCCGGATCTGCTCCTCGGCGTGTTGGCGCAGGAGGTTGCCCTCGCGGATCCGCAGGTTCATCGGGTCGAAGCGGTCGTCCAGGAACCAGGTCCAGTCCAGTCGGTACCGGGTCGCCCTGGCCTTCCCGGTCCGCAGGAGGATCCCGCAACCGAAGCTCTCGAATTTCTTGGCCAGGCGCTTGGCCCTGTCGGTCCCACCGGCCAGCTCGGCCCACTCCTTCGCCGACAGCTCCACGGACTCCAGGCCGGTCAGGACCGCGATCCTCCAGCCCTCCGGCCCCAGTTCGGTCTTCTTCCTGCTCCAGATGTCCAGGGCCGGGTCCATCACCGCCAATCGGTGCGCGAGTGAGTCACCATCTACATAGGAGTTCCAGCCCTTCATCCCTACAGAGATTGAAGGGCTCTTAGAGGTATATGAGCTGGTGACTCGTTCCCGCACCGATTCGGCGAGACGGTAGATCGAGACCTCACGGCCGTCGGAGTCCCAGGACTTACCGCGCTCGACTGTCTGCACGAGACCGTGGGCGGAGAGGCCCCAGGCGTGGGCGGAGAGGGTCTCCAGGACGGAGTTGAAGGCGACCCCGGCGGAGCGCTCCAGAGCGCGCATGCCCTGCTGGTCGGGATCGAGGTACAGGGCGAACGCGATGCGGCACTCCACGATCGCGTCGGGATGGTCACGCAACACGGACCTGATGTCACCAAGGTCAACGTGCAATGTGGTAGGTGCTGCGGTAGCGTGATTGGACACGTGAATATGGGCCTGTCTGTCGTTGGTAGCGAGGCGGGTCCGAGCGTCGGGGCTGGCAGGCCCTAGACGCTCAACACATGGCGATCGTACCTCGCGAAGGGCGAGTCGCAAGAGGGGCCCCAGGGAAACTTGGGGCCCCTCGTTTTTAAAAACCACAGGGGTGGCGCCCCAACAATCCTTGGGGTAGTCTCTGGAGTGCCAGAGACGATCCCGCCAGGAGGCGCCCATGACCACCTTCCCCGAGACCTTCACCCCCGGGCCCCGTACGTGGGACGACGTGGAGGTCAACCTCGCCAAGGAGCTGCCGGGCTACGAGCCCCGCGTGCCCCAGCAGGTACTGGCTCTGGGGATCCAGGAGGCCATGACCGAGGGCGCCCACCTCCTCGCGCAGGCGGGCTGCGGCACCGGCAAGTCCATCGGCGGAACGGTCCCGATGATCCTGGCCGCCAAGGCCGCCAAGACCCGCGTGGTCGTCGCCACCGCCACCAAGGCGCTCCAGGAGCAGTACGCGGTCAAGGACCTGCCGTTCCTCCAGGAGAAGAGCGGCGTCGACTTCACCTGGGCGCTCGTCAAGGGCCGCTCCAACTACGCCTGCGCGGCCAAGCTCGCCGGGGAGGACATGGAGCGCCACCCGGTCGCCATGGCCGTCCGCGAGGAGCTGGAGGCCACCCCCGAGCACGACGGCGACCGCGAGCACTTCACGACCGAGATCGACGACATGAGCTGGATGAAGCTCTCCTCGTCCTCGAACGAGTGCCCCGGCAAGTCCGAGTGCCCCTTCGGCGCCATCTGCTACGCCGAGGCGGTCAAGGAGCGCGGCCAGCAGGTCGACGTGGTGATCACCAACCAGGCCATGCTGATGACGGACGTCGCGATCCGCGAGAAGACCCGTGACCGCGAGCAGGGCCCGGTGGCCATGCTGGGCGACTACGGCATGGTGCTCTTCGACGAGGGCCACGAGCTGCCCGAGTACGCGATGAACGCGCTCGGCAACGACATCACCGGTACCGGCATGTCCCTGGCCGTCCGCGATGTCGTCAGCTTCGCGGCCCTGCACGGCACCGACCTCTCCTACCGCGCCGAGGACATGGGCCGGATCATGGAGCGCCTCAACGGCCTCCTCCTGCCGCTCGGAGGGAACGCCGTCACCCTCGCCTGGTTCGCAGAGAACTTCGAGCCCTTCACCGACGTCATGGAGCTGTTCAAGCTCCTGCGCCTGGACCTCCAGTCCCTGGGGATCCGCAGCGAGGCCGACAAGGAGAACGCCCGCCGGAAGATCCTCTTGACGCGTCTGAGCAACGCCATGGCGACTCTGGAGGAGCTGCTCGTCTCCGAGGACGCCGACCGCGTCCGCTGGATCGAGACCTACGAGGTGCGCGGCGAGACCCGCTGGCGGATGAAGGTCGCGCCGGTCCAGGTCGGCCCGTGGCTGGCCCGGAACCTCTGGCCGTTCGTGTCCGCCGTGATCATGTCCGCCACCCTGTCGGCCGGTCGCAACAGCGACGGCTCGAAGGACTTCTCCTACATCGAGCGCACCTTGGGCCTGTACGGCGCCCGCTCGGTGGACGTCGGCACGCCCTTCGACTTCGGCCAGCAGGCCCTGATGTACGTGCCGGACAAGAACGTCCCGAACCCCAAGGACCGGGGCGCCTGGATGGCCCGCACGATGGCCGACACGCTCCAGCTCATCGACGCGGCCAAGGGCGGCGCGCTGCTGCTCTTCACGAGCCGTACCGCCATGAAGGAGTCCTTCGAGAACCTCTCGGAGGGCCTGGAGAACCGGGGTCTGACCGCGCTCATGCAGGGTGATGGCCAGACCAACAAGGAGCTGGCCCGGATCTTCAAGGAGGACACCCATTCGGTCCTCTTCGCCCTGAAGTCCTTCTTCGTCGGCGTCGACATCCCGGGCGAGGCCTGCCGCCTGGTGATCATCGACAAGATGCCCTTCCCGGTCCCCTCCGACCCGATCTTCGCGGCCCGGTCCCTGGCCGAGGAGCGCGCGGGGCGCCGGTCCTTCTCCACCCTGTCCATCCCGATGATGACCCTGACTCTGGAGCAGGGTGTGGGCCGTCTGATCCGGACCAAGGAGGACCGGGGTGTCGTGGCGATCATGGACTCCCGGCTCAGCTCCACCCCGTACGGCCGCTCGATCGTCAGTGCGCTGCCTGACTTCCCGACCACCACGAAGCTCTCGGACGTCCGGGACTTCTACGCCGGGAAGAGCTTCGGCCGGTGATCACGGCCGTCCTGTCGGGCTCCCTGCTCCAGTTCAAGCAATGGTGCGGGGAGAACGGAGCCGACCCTCGGGACCGGAACATCGTGTACGTCCGGCACATCTCGGACCTGAGGGGGCTCGGGAAGCCGGTCGAGGTCATCGTCTACGGGACCTTCTTCGAGGAACGCAAGAACGCTGAGCAGCTCCACTACGAGACCCTCATGATCCAGCGCCAGAACAAGGACCTCCCGGACCCGGATCCGCCCCGCCCCTGGTCATGGAGCATCACCACCCCATGAACGAAGCATCCCTCCCGGTCGGCATTCAGGAGGGGTGCTTCCTTTTCTACAGGAATTCCTGTAGTCTTCCATCAACGCCAGAGACACCAACCGCCGCAGGAGGCGCCCTATGACCACGCTCGTTCCGCTCACCCGCACCCAGAAGCTCGCCCTGGCCGACAAGTCCCTCAAGGACGTCGCGCTGGATCTGCTGGGTGAGATTCCCCAGGAAGAGGCCGGTACGGACTTCCCGGGTCTGCCGAAGGCCCTGACGGCCACGGCGGAGATCCGCAGCGCCCTGGCGATCCTCTCCAAGACCTTCAACAAGGTCACCGTCTCCGAGCGCCGGACGATGAAAACGGAGGAGGTCGGCTCGATCGGTGTCGAGATGGAGGCGATCAAGGCCGTCGGCAAGCTCCTCGCCGAGCGCGAGGAGGCGCTCAAGGAGTACGTCAAGACCCACCAGGACGTGGAGGCCGAGGAGCAGGGCCGCGCGTTCCCCAAGGACGTCATCCGGGGCGGCAAGATCATCGCGGAGGCCACTCCCCGCGACAAGGACGGCCACTACATCCTGGCGGCCAAGGGCGAGGCGGTCGACACCGAGATCCCCGGCACCACGCTCCGTTTCTCGACCCAGTTCTCCTCCGGCCGCACCTCGGAGAACCTCGGCGCCATCACCGAGATGTTCGAGAACGGCGAGATCGACGAGGCGGCCTACAAGGCGATGACCGTCGTCCGCCGGGTCCCCACCGCCGAGAAGATCCGCGCCTACGTCCTCAAGACGGGCCGCACGGACATCCTCGGCCGGATCGTCAAGAAGGGCCGTGACGGCTCCGCCCTGTACCTCCGCGCTCTGAAGAAGCGCTGAACCCCGAGATACCGGCCGGAGAAGCTCTCTCAGAGCTTCTCCGGCCCCGCTGTAGGAGGAACCCATGACAGAGACCCAGGAGACCGCTGGCGGCCAGGAGGAAGCCCACGAGGCCGCCGAGGGCCTCGCCGTCGTGCCGTTCTCCGAACTGACCGCGAAGTACGACATCCGAGCCCAGAAGGATCCCGGCAGCGACCGGGAGTTCTTCATGTGGGACAACATGTTCACCCTGAACGAGAACGGCCAGCCGCTGCCCGCGTACACCGTGCAGGAGACGGCCAAGCTGTTCTTCGGCAAAGGGCCGGACTGGCTCCGCTGGAGGTACCGCCCGGCGAACCACTACCCCAAGGGCTACTTCGTCCTGGACGAAGTGGTGCTGGAGCCCAAGCGGACCGAGACCGGCAACCGCTACTACACGCTGGCCGACATCGAGCGGATGGCCCACGCGCTCGTGGAGAACGGCGCGATCGACGGAGCGAAGTTCTCGATCGTCCTCCAGCTCGTCCTGCTCCAGGCCGTGATGCACCGAGTGATCGAGGAGCCCGTTCCGTGACCCTTCCCGCCAGGACCGCGAAGTACAACAAGCCCGTGCGCCGCGAGGACGTGGTGATCGATCCCGTGGACGAGCCGCGCAAGGTGATCCTCTCCGGCGACACGCACGGAGACGGCGGCCACGTCCGCTGGATCGTCCAGCACGCCAAGCAGACCGGCGCGGACGCCGTGTTCGTCCTCGGTGACTTCGGCATCTGGGACCACCTGGACAACGGCCGGTTCACCGACACCGTCTCCAAGGACGCTCAGCGTCATGGCGTCCCGGTGTTCTTCCTGCCGGGCAACCACGACAACTACGACCTCCTGTTCGAGTGGGAGGCCACCAAGCCCCGGACGGCCGATGGCTTCTTCGAGATCAAGCCGGGGCTCTACTACTCGCCCCGGGGCCACCGGTGGACGTGGCATGGCACCCGCTTCATGTCCCTGGGCGGCGCGTACAGCGTCGACAAGCAGCCGAGGGTCCTCCAGGACGGCATCGCGCTGCGGAGGGCCCAGGCGGCCGAGGAGAGGGGCTCCCAGCTCGCTGCGAAGGACCGGTACATGCTCCGGCTGGGTCAGTGGCAGTGGTGGGGCCAGGAGGAGATCTCCCAGGAGGAGCTGGACCACGCGCTGCGGGACGGTGAGGTCGACATCCTGCTGACTCACGACAAGCCGCGTCTGTCCTCGCCGGGCTGGAACCGCAAGGACCTGGAGGAGTGCTGGACTAACCAGGAGGCGATCCAGGACGTCGTGGACGAGAAGAAGCCCAAGCTCCTCGTCCACGGGCACCTGCACTGGCCGTACGACCAGCGGCTCCCGAGCGGGACCGTGGTCAAGGGGCTCGACTGCGACCCGGACGCCTCCCGGCATTCCGGCGGCACCGGCATGAAGATGGCCTCGATCGCGGTGCTGGAACTCGGCAAGACCTGGGACGACGGCAAGGAGAACTTCACCCTCGTCTGGGAGGGCAAGACCTTCGAGGGCTGGTCGAACGAGATCCGCCGGGACTTCGAGCTGCGTCAGGACGCCACGGCCGAGCTGGAGGTCTCGGAGTGACCCTCCTCCTCGTGGACGCCAACAACCTCTTCGCGAGGGCGTGGCACGCCACTCGCAATGAGGCCATGACGGCGGACGGGGAGTCCACGGCGGCGTTGGTGGTCTTCACCAACATCCTGCTGCGGCACATCCGCGAGGAGGATCCCGACCGCGTGGCGGTCTGCTGGGACGGGGGAGGGTCGCGCTACCGCACGGCCCTCCTGTCGACCTACAAGGCCAACCGGCGCACGGCGACCTCTATGCGCACCAGCCGGGAACGCTTCCTCGTGAAGGAGTTCCTCTCGCTGGCCGGGGTGTTCCACACGGAGCGCCCCGGCGTGGAGGCGGACGACCTGATCGCGAAGTACTGGTACGAGGCCGAGGAGAAGATCGTCCTGGTCTCGGAGGACAAGGACTTCCTCCAGCTCGTGGGATGGAACCCGCAGGGTTACGACTGCGAGGTCCTGCGGTCGACCGGCGAGCGGTGGAACCGGTTTACGGTCCAGGACAAGTTCGGGATTCCGCCGGAGTGGCTGACGACCTGGATGGCTCTGGTCGGCGACACCTCGGACAACATCCCCGGTGTGACCGGCATCGGCCCTGTGCGGGCCACACAGCTCGTCCAGGAGGCCCGGGGGGACCTGGAGGCCATCGAGGACGAGAAGGTCCGGGAGAGCCTTCCTCAGGCC